TTGCTTTACCTGATGTTGCCATGGTCATCAGTCCACCAGCAGTCAATGTAGATGCTCCACCAGCAGCAATGGTGGCAGCACCACCAGCAGTAGCAGTAAATGCTGCTCCAGTAGTAATGTCTGCTCCTCCAACAACTGCTGTTATTGAAATGTTTCCAAGCAAACCTCTGACTGAGTAAGAAGCAGTTCTATCCTTTACAAATGGAACAGAAAGTGGGTTTCCAGCAATAATATGTTGTTCTACACCACCTACCCACACTTTATAATCACCAAGAATCTTGTGATTGACGTGACCAGGAGAAACAGCATTAATTGATGCTCGTGGGTCAAACTGCACTGATGTTTCTTCAGAAACACCAAAAATCATTTTCTGACCTAGGATAATTTCCTTATCATTATCAGTATACTTCTCGATGTTACCAGCAACCATAGAAATAGCGCCGCCACCAGATTGTCCTGCTTGAATCAAAACCTGAGACTTTCCAATTAATACCAGTTCTTCATCTGCCTCGATGACAATCTTCTTTGCCTTGATTGTTCTCTGACTACCAATAGCATCCTCAGTTACATCACCATAGGCAAGAACATTCAGAGCATCTTCTTCAGCAACATCACCATCGCTATACTCAATGTATGAAGGTTGTTCATGCTTTTGTTGCTGACCGTGGGAATGAATACAAAGTTTACCACTGCTAGCACCTAATTCTACGTTCCTGCTACCAGTAACAAGCATGATAGCACCACTAGATTGTAATGCTAAGAATCCGCCATTAGCAGCAGGTCCATCAATTCTAAGAGTTGCTGTCAGTTTATCTGGCATCATGCGCTCATAGATCTCTGAGCGAGTCAGAACACCTTTGAAGGCAGTATTAAACCTAGGACCATTGGCAAGTTCCTGAGACTCATCTGGGGTGAGTGCTGTGAAAATACCAGTAGGGTAATCGTTAGCGGGTACAGCGTGTGGCATTATGGGCAATCAACGTAACGTCCAGTTCCAATCTTGGTAGAACCAAGAGTGGTTAGTGCTTCAGTATCTAGACATGCTAGAGATGGTAGCAGTCTAGCACCATATCCACCACCACCAACAATTACAATCTCTGGGAATTCTTCATATGTTAGTTCTCTGTTAAGAGTTCTAGCACCAATGACAAATCCATCTTCGTTGATAATTGCTTCAGCAACATCAAGTTGACCATTAACATACATCTCTGGTGTTTCTGTGTATCCAATACCAGGACTTAGTACGGTATATGAATCAATAATACAGCGAACATTAGCATCAGTAGCAAGATTCTTCTTGTATCCATAACCAGGAGACTTGATACGAATCTCTGTGATAAATCCGTTCTGATCTAGTAATGGAGTTGCGGTAGCACCAATTCCCTCTCCTCCAATAAACACATAAGGAGGTTCTGTCCATGGATCACCTGGATCATCAATAGGAATTTCAATGATTCCTCCGTTCTCATCAGTAATAATTTTAACTGGATTTACAGTAGGTTCTCTAAACGGTTGATATGTATTCTCTGGAGTCTCACCTTCTCCTTCGTCAAAATCACTTACATCATCACTTCCATTCGTGTCATCTGTGACGATTAGAACATCAACTGCTACACCCTTTCCATTTAAAGTAAATCTAAGAATTTCTTCTTCTTCAACAACACCATCATCTTCAATTCCAACTGTAACTCTTGCGGTATTGTTATTGATTACGAATCTTCCAGTCAAATCACCACCAACAATATCATCAGAAGTAATTCCATTTCCAGTTAAACTATAGAACAATACAGTTCCATTAGAGACATTTGTAGTTGTAATTGTGTAGACAATAAATTCTCCTTCTTTAACAGTAGATTTATCTGCTGATACAGAATATGTCGGATCTAGATTCTGAGTGTCATCATCACCATCGCCATCGCCATCTCCTGAATCTCCTGGGAGATCAACTTCGTCTGGTGGGAATGTCTCATTCAATCCATCTTCAGGATTTTCTGGTTTTGGATTATATGGATTAGTGGGGTCTGTTACATCTTCTTCTGTAATAGTACACTTAGCAACATTTCTAATAAAACTAGTTTTAATACCGCTACTCTCTACAGGAGAGTTCATACTCAATTTAATATAAAAATCTTCATCACCCTCTTGTTCTAAATCATATAAGGTAGTGACGGTAATTACTTTCTCAGTCTCGTTTGGCGAGAATCCTAAGATTCCATCTGCTGCTAGATAATCCTTTCCTGCCTCTGCTGATCCTTTGGTAAGAGTCTTATATGTAACAGAAGATGATACTTCAGTATATCCAGTTCTAGTTACAACAAACTGTGCTTCATTTCCTTCTTCTACAGTAAGATCCTCAATATTGTAAGTAATCTTTTGTTTCTTGGTTACTGGAACTGTACCAGGACCAGTGCCACTTCCATCATTTGGAACACCACCAACAAATCCAATAGTTGTTACTGACAAAGGATTGCCTGTATATGCTTCATCACAAGTATACTGAGTATAATCTGCTCCAGTAGCAGGGAATAGATTATCAATACTATCTAACAGATCGTCAAGGAAATCTTTCTTATCTTCTTCCTTCTTCTTTTCGCCATCAGTACAAATAGTCTTGTACTTGGCACACTCATTATTTGGTCCAGAGCAAGAAATGCCAAGTAAGTTCAATACAAAGTTAATAGCATCACCAAGAATATTCAACGGAGCAGCAATAGCACCAAGGATATCTTGAATAGGTCCAAGAACTTTTGCCAATAACTCTTCCATCAAAGAATTCATCTTTGACAAAATACCATTAACTAGAGCATCAACTTGACATGCTGCAGCACGATAAATTTGATTAACATAACTCATCAACACATTTGTCAACCACTTCTCTAAGCGGTCGCCCAAGTCTGCCATTTGACATCCAAGATCTTTCAAGATTCTATTGAAGAATTCAGTGACTGGTGTCAATGCGTTACCAGTATCATTTGGATAAAGAATTGCTCTAATTAAATCCTTTACAGCATTTTTAAGTTTTTCAATAACAAATCCTTTTACTTTCGCAACAAACTTGCGAATGACTTTCATGAATTTGTTGACATACTTTCTAGCAATGCCAACACCATCATTAATAACACCACTAACAGGACTGACTAAGTAAGTTCCAATCTTACCGTTGTTTCTTTGTACCTCAGCAAGAAACTCACCGAGAAGGATTTTACTTTTTTCTGTAATGTCTTGCTTGTCACATTTCTCTGCTACAGACTGACACCACTTTTCGTCTTTTATTCCTTTATACTTTCTACCTGCTGGTGGTACTCTCTGTCCGTCTGCGTTTGTTGTACCATCATCCAAAGCACCAGTGGTTTTATTAGTTTCTCCTTCTCCACCTTCTGGATTTTCTGGTGCTGGTGTTCCGTCAGTTGCTGGATTTACCTGTGCTGCTGTAGTATTGTTATATGTTTGGAAAGATTCTGTAGCTCCTGGTCTTTCACTCTTAGAAACAGTTGTAGCGCCAGGAGTCTGACCGATAGAACCCATAATAATGGGCTTCTGTTTATCATTGTCTAGATAAAAACCAACGACCCAACATCCCTTGATAAGTTGGGGGTGTGCTCCACCAACATTACCAGGCATGAAGGGTACATTGACTGGCATCATCACGTTAGCCCATGGCAAGTCCTTCGTATCAAGGATCTCCTTACTTTTGGGATGATCTCCCACAATACGAACCTTGAAACGGTATCCGCCTTTATTATTTTTTTCGTCTGCGGCAGTTCCTTCGACTTGTCCAACCCACCAGTTAAATCCATCGGATCCAACACGTTGAGTTGGGATTAACTGTGATAATATTTGATCCATACTAATTAGTTGTCATGCAACTTACACTCTGGTGCTCCTGGTTCTTGATCACAATAGAGTTCGAGTGGTGAGGGATCATGATGATCTCCTGCCTCAATCTCTTCCTTATGATGCTCAACATATTCTTCTAGATCATGAAGTTCGCCCTCAATATGGCGACGCTGCTGAGGGGAAGTCATAGGATTCTGGAGAATCTTCTTATCCTCTTCGATATGCTTTTCGATGCTTTCCATGTGTAGTACCTCCTGTGATTATTTAGTGCCATGATTTGATGGTCTGTCCTTTAGACCATACGAGTCTCTCATTAGTCTGAGAGTTGTTGTGAATTTTCCACCTGGACCCTTTCCAGTATCATAAAAGTGTGATACTTCTGAAATAAGATACACACCACTACTTTCTGGATCAAAGGGATCTTTTCTCCCATCTATTGTCGCAACTTTGTTTACTAATCGAATGTCAATTTTGTCTCCAGCGCAAATTTCTGGGTTACCAGGAATTACTATAGTACATAATTGATTTTGTAGCAACTGATATCTTGCTAAAGATTGTGCCGCATAAAACTTTTGCCAATCAGCAAACTTGGTTGGATCTGTTGCCCCATCTTTTGGATCTGGTGAAGCAGGTTTTGCTCCGTTATACCATGATTCATGATCTAAGAATACAGACATGATTCTACTTGGATAGTCAGATAATTCAATCTGATTTGAGGGAATCAACGTAATCCCCTCTTGTCCTCCAAGGTGTGCCATATTGTCATAACTATCTTTGATCTTATAAACGTATTCTTCATACTGTCCAGTAGAGTGGTTGAAAAACACTAGCATACTAGAATACTTACCTTTACGCAACGAAGAAAGTAAGTTAATTTCAGACTCAAAATTAGATTCTAAAATTTGAAATCTAGTATCACCGCCCTCTTGATTTCCCAGTCTTTCTACGTATTCTCCCCAAGAAGGAGAATCTAATTTCTTGGATTTTAATTTACTATTTTCATCAGCACATAAAGAATCAACAGCAAAGAAATTATAACCTCTTTTTGACTCCCAAAAGAAAAATCCACCAGATCCCTTAACTTGTTGCTCTGATTGATTTGTATTTCCAGAATTAGTTGACGTATAATTTGTTTGCGGAGAAACACTCTTTACGGAAAGATCAGCGATAAGATCAAATGGTCTTTTCCTATTAGCAATTATCTTAGTCTCAAATTTAGATGGTTCAGAATATACAGTTTTAGATGCCTTTAATATATTAGAAAGAAGATCTTTTACGATGCTTTCAGGATTCCCAGACAGTGGTTTATTAACTCTGGTAACCTCATTTATCAATGCTTCTGCCGAAACTAAACCAACACTATATGATTGTTTTTGCTGTCTGGCAAATCTATTTTGAATAGTCCAGATAACAAATTCATATTCTACTTTTGTTTTGAACGCTTTAGCATCAACTTCAATTACTACTCTTTCACCACCCTGAATTGGAAGTCCAGCAAGAAGTCCAGCACTATCAACTACTTCCATTTTTGCCGATAAAAATGGATGCGTGATATTCTCTACATATTCAAAACTATTAACCAGAGGAGTAATGGGACGTGCTGGTTTTCCGCCATTTGGATAAATAACGACTTTTGTTAAAGCAAAGTCGGTAGGATTTGATACTTCCATGATTATTTAAGAGCCATGAGACCAAGACTAGAGAATGGATCGGTTCCCATACCAGAAGAACCAGCAGTTGCCAGTCCAAAAGCAAATCCTTGCTGACCATTATTCGAATCTGAAGGTTGCGCTAACTGTGGTATTGTAAATGCCATTGGTTGATACTGTAGTGCTTTTGCTTGAGCATCAACTTGAGCTGATGTTGCTAATAGATCACCAAGAGGTCCCTTTGCCTGCGGTCCTGTAATAGTTGGTGTATTGAGTGGAGCATCTGGATCACCGCCAAGTGCTTCAATAGCAGATCTAACAGCTTCTGGTTTTAAAGTGCCAGTATCTAAGTCACCCATTCCATTAGCATTGCCATTGTTCGCTCTTTGTAGCATGTCTGCATACAATCTCAAAGCACCAGCTTCTGTAATGTGTCCATTTTCTACAGAAAGTCCTTGCCATCCTGCCATTGATCCTGCTTTTGCTAGAGAAGCAGAATCCATTGCTTTATTTGGATCAACACCGAGATTCATTAGATGCGCTAAAGCAAGTTTTTGTTGATTCTCAGGAGTAAATAAAGTCGTATTGGGGTCCATTCCTGCTTGCCTTACTCTCGCCATCATTGTGGCTGGATGGAATTGGAAAGCACCAGCAGCATGAGAATCTGCTCCATATGTTACTCTTCTACCGCCAAATCTTTCTGGCAAATATCCCTCTCCAATAGAACTTCCATACGCCATATCATAAACTTCCTGCATTGTCATTTGTGTCAATTCAGGAACAACTTCACCACCAACTAGTGTGTTATATCTATCCTTACCACCTGCTTCTGTAGCATTGATTGCTGCCAACCATGCTTTTGCTTCTGGAGTGTCACCAGCAAGTTTAGATACATCAATTTCTCCACCTCCACCAGGACCAGGACCAGGACCAGGAGGATTATTTCCATTACCTCTCATCCAGTTAGGGAGGAAGTTTTTTAATCCGTCAAGTAATCCTTCCCACCATGGTTTCTTATCAAAATATTCTGCTAATCCTCTTGCCTGAATTTCAGCAGATAGTTTTTTATTTTGTTTCTGTGCTTCTAAGATACCTTCACCAAACTGGAGGAATGTTTTTCTTCCCATTGCTCCTTCTAGTGGGAAAACACCCTCTTTACCTGCTTCACCAACTAAACCTGCTGTAGGTTGAGTAATAATACCACCAGTAGCAAATGGTGTCAATCCTTCCTGACCACCAGAACCTCCCGCTAAGGCATCATAGATAGCACCACCAACTAAGTCACCAGCAATACCACCAAGAACAGTACCAACACCAGGGATTGGAACAAGTGTTCCTAAGCTAGCACCAAGTGTAGCACCAACTGCCTTTGCCGCTGCTCTGCCAATTGGTTCTCCTAAAGCAAGACTGACACCAAAATCTAATAATCCACCAACTAGAGGAACTCTCTTCAATACAGGACTCAAGAATTTCATAACTCTTGCTCCCTTTGTGAGACTCATTCCTGCTGCTTCTAGACCTTCAGCACCAAATCTCTTGAGAGCAGCTTTTTGTCCATATCTTTGAGCGTATCTCTTGGTAATATCATTTTGTGCTTCAAGTAATGGACTAGCACCAGTTGCTTTACCAGACAGGATTCTATTCGTGGATAACCCACTACCAGTCATACTTGACTGACCAGTCATCATGTTATTGCGGAAATTATGTCCACGTACACCTACTCCTTCACCAGCAAGACCACGAGTTAATCCTTGTCTTCTCTGAGCTCTTCTGCCAGCACGATTCATTG